TGGTCTCCTAAACCGTAGAGGTGAGTTCGAATCTCACCGGGGTCATATTGATGTAGAGCTATTTGTGAGGTTTTATAAATAAGCCAAAATTGAGTTTGACCCCCAAATGACCCCTAAGCAAGTTAATTTTCGATTTTTTTAGATAATACATCATTAATTTTCTTGTTAACTAATTCTCTATGTTTTTCAAATTCGTAAGCATATGTTTCTTCTGTAGTTTTAGTTGTGGCATGTCCTAAACGTTGCGCAATGTCATAGGTAGAAATATCAGCTTGAAGCAAAAGTGCAACTTGAGAATGTCGTAAAGAGTGAGGGTGGAAACCATCAGCTGAAATATCTAAATTTTTCAGTGCAGTTCTAAGACATTCTGTTAAACCCTTAGATCCAGGTAAGCACCTATGAGCTTTTGACCAGAAGACTTTGGTTTTATGATTATCTTTTAATTCTTGAATACAATCCATCATTTTAGACGGGACACTCACAATTCGTTGAGATGACCCGTTTTTTGTTGGTCCATAATCTTTTTGAGTATACACCCAACTTTTTTCTACGGTAATAAGATTACTTCTGGAATTAATATTATTCCACGTTAATCCTGCAACTTCGCTTTCTCTTAATCCTGTTAGGAGCATTAACATCAACATATATGAAGAGGAATACTGTGGCTTCCTATGGTCATAAAGATATTTATATAGTCTAGGAATATCCTTATCTTGTAAATAAGTGACCTTATAAGCTTTATCTTGATTATAAGCTAGGGAAATATCGTCAGTGAAATTTCTTGTTATTATGCCGTCATTAATCGCAGAACGAACACAAGCTTTGATAATATTATGAAGTTTGCGCATGGTTGTTTTAGCATGATCTTTCCCAAAATCGTTTATAAATTGCTGATATGCGGTTCTCTTTATTGTTTTGATTTTGGTAGCTCCAAAGTAGGTTCTAATCCTTTTCCCTTGCAACAAATATTCGATTAGCGTATTAGGGGCTACAGAATTACTTTGACCGCCCGGAGTACCTTTATATGTCTTAACCCAATTATCGTAATAATCAGCAAAAATTGGGTTTTCTGTTACGTTGATGCCATCGTTTACCTGAACCGCTAATTTACTATCTTCTTTTTCAGCTTCACGTTTATTCTTAAATCCTCGGCGGGTAATATAATGCCGTTTACCATTTACATCGTACCAAGAGCGCTTGATATACCACGTTTTTGACTTACTATCTTTATAAACAGCCATTTTTTAATCCTTTTTCTTATCTTTTTTTCCTAGAATCTCAACTATTTTTTCAAAGTCTTCATCGCAAATATCTTTCTCTTCTCCATAAGGATCGCAAGCGAAAATTCCTAATCTTCTAAGTTTTTCCCGATTGGTTAACATTTTTGTCACCTCCTTTAGAACATCAGTTCTGCTGAACTGTAAAAATAAAACCAGCGTTAACTGGCTAAAATATTTATAAATTTAATAACTCTTTTTTCTTAGCTTCAAACTCTTCCTGTGTAATGGCATTCATATCGAGTAATTCTTTTAATTTTTTGATTTCATCTAAAGGACTTGTGTTACTTGATGAAGAATCTGCGATATTTTCTTCTTGTTGTTTAGTAGCATTCATTCCTGCTTTAATTATTGCCATGATGTCATACAATTCGTTATAAGCATTTTGAGCAGTATAACTGTCACTTTTAGTTGTTTGCGTAAGAAAGGGAATGGCAAAAGTCGAGCCATCTTTTAGCATAATAGATAGTCCTAAATAATCAAGATATTCTTTAGTAACTGAATTTGAATGACCTTTTGTTTTTCCAGTAACGCCACCAATGACAGCTCCAACAGGACCAGCAATTAGACCACCGGCAACGGATCGAGTAATCGTATGTTTCTTTTTGCTTGTACTTTTTGTTTCTGTCTCATTGTGGTCTTGTTGACTAATATCATAAGTTTGAATATCAGAAAAACTAAGTAGTCTATATTCTCGAGACAAAAGTCGACGACCTATTAATATTTGATTAGACTTTAGATCAAAATAAATATTTGAATATTGAGTTGCTTTATTAGCAAGAAATGTATTTAGCAATTGTTCATATTCTTGATCTTCTTGTTCTCTTTGCTTTTTCTTTTCAGCTTTTGCTTCTTTGCGCTTAGCTGATGCATCAGTAATTTTTTGGCTTAAATTATCAAATAATCCCATAATTATCCTCCGAGTAAAACATTCACATCAGCTTTTAAAGTCATCAGAATTGGACTTCAAGTGATATCTTATCTCTATCTTTATTTATTTGATGTTTTAATCTCTCTATATCAGCTTTTTCAGCTTGAATTTCATGTTGTTGTTCTTCTTTACTTGTAAAGTAAGAAGGAGTTTCTTTATAAAAATTAATCAGTTTCTTATCATATTCGATGAATGCTTTGAAATATTGTATTTCTTTTTCGTAATATTTTTTTAAGAGCTTGCCATCATTCCAATTTGGATAATCTTCATCTAAACAGAATGGAAATTGATTATTTCTGTGTAATTCCCACAAAGCTGCATACTGTTTAGCAACTTTTTTTCCTTCATCAGACAATATGTATCTTTCGTCATCTTCGATTATCCAACCTCTAGCAATAAAGTGTTGCAAAAGTTTATTGCCATTAATGTTGTAATCGTAGTAAAAATACTGAGGAATTGATGTAGTCACTAAACGTCCTTTTTTGGTTCTACTAAACCATACTAATAACAACAACTGTCGCAACTTAAATTCAGTTCCCGTATTGTATTTATCATTATATTTGGGATAGTCCATATCTCTGCCGTAATAATCTCTAAATTTAGGCCTTAAATCCATTATTTTAAAATATTCTGAATACTTATCATCATTTTCAGAATGAGAGATAGAATTAGTTTCATTATTAGAGGAAGCAGACTTGCTACCTAAAATATAAAAAAATAGAAAGACTATAATTACAATAAGAATACCGATAAACATAAAACCACCTAAAATAGTAAATCGTTGTTACGTTCAAACTTTTTAGCAACAATTTTTTTCATTCTTTCAGGAATGCCAAAATGTAACATAAACTCTCCAGGATCTTCGCAAGTATAACCTTGGGAAGAGGCATAGTCCCAAATGAGATTTAAGCCGTACAGGTCGGCTTGATCTTCCTTGAATGCGTCATCGTTTCTATTAAAGGCATCATGTTCTTGCCAGTCATAATCATACGCATAGTACATAACCCCTTTATCGCCATTTATGCAATGCCCTAATTCGTGAGCAGCCATAAATGGAACTTCTGGAGGATACCACCAGTTTGTGTTAATAATGATAGTTTTCTGTTTAGGAAGATACCTAGAACGAAAATGTCTGTCTTCTAATCGAGATAGTATGACACCCAGACCTTGATCTTCGATTAAGTGACATATATATAGTAGTAAATCATTGTTATACATAGGCATTACTCGTAATGGGGTTCTCCATCATTCTTATGTCTTTCAAGGATAGCCTTGATAACGTCCATATCTTCATCTGATACAGGGCGTCCACCGTAACTAAGAACGACAGGGTCTTTTTCTAGGTCAACGGATTGTTTATCTCGGTCATTGTTTTGTCCCGTTAGATAATCGGTTGATACTCCATATAATTTAGCTATGGCAGCTAAGTTCTCTAAATCTGGTTCACGAGTTCCGTATTCCCAATTGGCATAGCGTTGAACACTCAAACCTAATTTTTTTGCGACTGCTGTTTTGCTGAGATTATTTTCCTCACGCAATGCAATTAATCGATTGCTAAATGCACTCATTGAAAGCACCTCCATCGCTATTTTGTTAAACTTATTGTAAAACATTTAAACAAAAAATGTATAAATTTAAAAAATAAGTTTAAAAAAGTATTGTAATTTAAACCAAATGTGTTATTATAATTATGTAAGTTAATTAAACAAAACGTTTAACTTGAAAGGGCGGTGAAGAGATGGCAAATGTTACTAAGGAAAATGCTAATTTGATTTTAGAAAAATATCTAGAAGATCATGGTATTTCTAAAACATTTGTTGCAAGTAAAGTAGGAATTACACCTCAAGCTTTCAATAGAAGATTACGGGTAGCAAAAGCATTTGATGCTGATTTTGCATTTAAAGTTTCAAAAGTTTTAGGAATTAGTCCAACTATTTTTTTATCATCAAGTTACACAAAAAGTTTAAAATAGCTAATAATAATTAAACGAAAAGGAGATACAAGAAATGAAAGTCAAATTTATCAAAGATGAAAGCACAAAAACAGTAAAAGTTGAAGTAAACGGAGAAAAGTACGGAGAGTTGATTTTTGATACCGATCAAGATGTTTGGGTTTTATGGCCAGAACAAATTGATGACGGTGTTGGTTACTTCGATGATTTAAAAGAAACAGAAGATCAAATCAAGTTTGAGCTTGAACATGCAGACGACTAAGTAGGTGATTAAATGCCTGAGCTAATTAATAAAGATGCTCTCATAGTTATCTTTAAACCGATTATCAAAGCTTTATTTGATAAGGAAAAGGAAGAAGCAGAGGGCGCAACAATCAATATTGATGAGTTCCGAAAAAAGTACTGCGGAGGTAAGGGCAAGGAATGGGTCAGAGTTTTTATATTTGACGAATTTCCAGAAGTTGATTTCGAAAATGATGGTTTTGTAGTTAACCCAAGAGGTGGCAAGAAAACAATTATTTTTAGAAAAGATGCTAAGAAGTGGATTGAGGCTAACTACCACCGCATTGATTGGAATGCAAGTATTAAGGATTTGGAGAGATAGAAAAATGATAAAAGTTACAACTGGTGACGTAATTAGACAATTGGTATCAAGAGGCGTATTCGAATTTAAGAAAGATGCCGAATATCAAATTGGTATCAAAGATGAACAAATTGTTGTTAACAAAAATGGATCGGCTGAAATTGCTTATTTAGGTAACACCTTAGAAAGTGTTATTCAGTTAGCCGATATGTTTAAAAAGATAGGCACTAAGGAACAGCAAGAGCAAATTAACGCAGCACTTACAGATTTAGTAACGAATGGAGATCGCTGGAATGAAGCATAAGACAGATTGGCTAGTTGCAATTGTATGTTCAGAAGTAATTGCAGCTGGGATTATATGTATCACTATGTTGGGCTATTACTTCTGGAGAGTATTTCTTTAAGGAGGTGGAGTAAATGACATTAGAAGCAAGATTAATCAGCAATAGCAACGCATTTTTTGCAAGACAAGATAGATCGCCACTAGTAGCTGATGAGTACGATAAACAATTTCAAATTGCTTTAATGCAACAAAAAAAAGCCGTTACCGACTGCAATCAGTAACGACTAATCAAAGGTTTTATAAATTAAATTACTAAGGAGTATTTTACCACAATGATCGAAATAATGACACCCGCACAGGCTGTAACTTTTAGGGAGCAGCGTTTAAAAGAAGAACAAAGAAGACTAGCAGATCAAGGCATTAGTTCAGCATTTGAAGGTTGGAACTTAGTTACTATTGGTGATGCAAATCAGGATTATTTAAGTTTTAAACATTTTGTTATAGCTCAAATCTTCAGATTAGGTATTGATAATTATATGAGTCTTACAGGCTGGGACGATAAAAAAGACTTAATTGAAGAACTTGCCAGTGTAGAAGATCCAAATGATGATTCTTGGAAACAAGACGTTACAAATTATTTTGACGGTATGGAGGGCAATTACTAATGCAAGAAATTTCAACCAAACTAGATGAAACTAGTCCTGATTATAAGGTTAAATTTACTCCAGCCTCAATTGAGTTTGACGATTATGAAAAGCTTAAAGAAGAGACTGATGAAATTTATAAAAGATACAACGGCTATGTTGTCGTTCCTGAAAATTTAAAAGGGGATAAAGCAATTGCTGCTGATTTAAATAAAAAAGCTAAGGCTCTAAAAGCTGCTAAAAGTGCTGTTAGAAAGCAGGCATTAAAACCTTTAGATGAGTTCAATGAGCAGATGGACGCCTTAATTGATGAGATTACAGATGTTTCTGGTCAAATTCATCAAGGATTGAAGGACTATAGAGAGCAAGGCATTAAGTTAAGACACGAGGCTAATATTAAGCACATCGACAAAATGGCTGAAAAGTTTGGTCTTACTCATGAAGATATAGCTTATGACGCTAAGTGGGATAACAAGTCTAATAACTGGAAGAAGATTGAAGAAACTATCAATCAACTTTTAGAAAAAGCAGCACAAGAACGTGATTTCAAAAATGAAAAAATCACTTTGATTACAGAAGCTGCTGAAAAAGAGCAAATTTTGCCAGATAGTTATATCAATTTAATTGATGATTTAACTATTTCTGAAATATTAGCTCGAATTAAGAGTGACGGAAAACGTCAAAGAGAATTAAGTTCAAAAAAAGATGAACCCGTTAAGCAAGCAGTTAAAGGTAATTCAGTAATTGATACGACTACTGGAGAAGTAGTTGGCAAAACAAAAGTTGCTTATCTAAAAATTACTGGTTCAGATGAACAAATGAATAATTTAGCCGAATTTATAAAAAATCAAGGATTAAAAGTAGAACCAATTGAGAGGTAGAGGTAATAAAGATGGAGTTTGTCGGAGACGTAAAAGATCGTGCAAGTTGGGCATTACATTTTGCCCAAGTTAAAGCTAATATCAAACAACCACAAAGAAGTCATAAGGTTCAAGTATCAGGAAAAACTAAAACCGGTAAGCCTTATACGTATGAATACAAGTATGCAGACTTAGCAGACGTTGATAAATCAGTTATGGAAGCCACTAAAAAAGTTATTGATGATAAAGGTAATGTGCAGTTCACTTACTTCTTTGATGTTAACAATACGGATCAAGGTGTAGATGTACAAACTATTTTAGTAGACGTATCTGGCTTTTATGCTGTAACAAATAAAGTTTGGTTTAAGAACTTTAATGTCGGAGACGCACAAAAAACTGCTAGTTTAATCAGTTATGCTAAGCGTTATTCCTTAAGTGCAGCTTTTGGAATTGCTAGTGAAGATGACGATGATGCACAGGACGTAAAAAATATTGAAGAGCCTAAAGTCTTATCTAAACAAGAGCTAGATAATTACACAGTTTACTATAACGGGATTAAAGCTAATTTAGCTGGATTATATCAAGAAGCTGTAGATGGAATTGCTGATGCTCAAGATTGGATTAAAGGATCACATACTCCACAGGACGCTCAAGCCATTTATCAGTTAAATCAAAGTTACAAACGGCGTGAAAAAGACAAGCAAGAGGCTTTAAAGAAAGCCGAAGAGGAAGCTAAAAAAGAAGAAAAATTAAGAGAAGCACAGCAAAGTGTGGAAGAACCAAAACAAGAAGATGTATCCAATTTATTCGGAACATTACCTGCTGACGGAGAATACATCAAATAGGAGGTCAAAATGGGTAGAAGAATGTACAGCGATAAAATTGTTGAAACTGATAAATTCTTAGATATGCCCGTATCAAGTAGAGAATTATATTGGCACTTGTGTATGCACGCAGATGATGATGGATTTCTAGGAAATCCTAAAACTATAACTCGATCAATTGGAGCTCAGCAAGACGATTTAAAAATTCTGGTTGAAAAAGGATACGTAATTGTATTTGAAGATGGAGTAATCGCAATAACAGATTGGTTCGTTCACAACTACATTCCTAAAGATAGATATCACGAAACGGTTTATAAAGACGACAAGAAGCAGTTGGAATTGTCAGAAACCAAGCAATACCGCCTTGTTACAAGATCCCCAATTGTTCAGGATACAAAAAGTAAACAAGATGATAGCAACATGGATACTAAAAAAGAACAAGATGTAAACAGTTTGGATACAACTTGTATACAAGATGATGACAACGTGTATACCGAAGATAAGTTAAGTAAAGATAAGTTAAGTAAAGATAATAATATAAATAAATTGTCGAGTTCAGAGAACGTCGACTCCGAACCAAAACAAAAATCTCAAAAAATACCTTACGAAAAAATTATTGACTACCTAAACAGAAAGACTAATTCACATTATCGACCAACTTCTAAAGCTACAAGGCGACTAATTAAAGCTAGATACAACGAGGGCTTTATTGATATTGACTTTAAGACAGTTATCGACAAGAAGTGTGCTGAATGGCTACAAGATGGCAACATGGTTCAGTACTTAAGACCAGAAACACTTTTCGGGACTAAGTTTGAAGCATATCTAAATCAGCCAGACACAGGACCTATTCCACGAAGGAATTTTGGAAATAAGTCAGTTCGAAGGGCTACTGATTGGGGACAGGTTCAACAGCAAATTCAGAAACAAAATCCAGTATCGCATATATCACGAGAAGAACGTGACGCAATTTTTAGAGAGTACGGGAGGTAACCACCATGCAAAACAGAATTAAAGAATTAAGACAAGCTAAAGGCTTATCATTAAGAGATATGAGCGAAAAAATAAATATGTCATACATAACTATTAGCCAGTATGAACGGGGGAAGCGTGAGCCAAAACTAGAAACGTGGCAAAAGCTGGCTGATTTCTTTAGAGTTTTAGTACCTTACTTGCAAGGATATGTTGACGAGTATATCGAAATTAACGATTTGAACGATAAAGAACAAGAAGCATACGAACGTATCACGGATATGCTTAGTCAAGAATACCCACAAACTCGTCCAGAATTTAACTGGTCAAAAATTGGTCAATTGCTAATTAATTCAGACATTACGGAGGAATAGAAAATGGAAAACATTATTTACAAAGAGGAAGTATGCGGAAGAATTGCCGTAGTGAAAGAGATGGATATGCCTTTCGGTCACTATTACACGGGATATATTGAAATCTTGCATAAAGATCCATTTAGCTGGAGAAATCACGTTGAGATGGGCAAAGAATTATTTTTTGATTCGTGGGATGAATTTGGAGAGTTTCCTGGTGGTGTAACATTCGCTGGTTCTTTTCCAAATATTGAAAGTGAAGAAGGGTTTGTTGGGTTTGATACAGAACCATTTGCCCCAGGTGAATACACCAAAGAAGATTGCCTTGATATTTTGAAGAAGACAGCTAATATTCTTGCAATTAGAACTAGAGCAGCCCAAGAAGCTATTGCAAGTCAAAAAGTAGAAAATCTAGGCACTAAAGCTGATAAGAAGCCGAAGAATGTAGGGCTGTTGTTGGATACAGTTAACGATATAGCTAATGCTGTTGCATTTAACAAAACTGATGAAACAGACAAAGCAAACCAAAAACTTGAAAATGCTGGTCTTAAGTTGGTTGCATTTCTTGATAAAGAACTAAATGTTAGTCCGGAAGATGTTGCTATGTTTGCTATTTTAAAAACCATATTAAGCGAAGATGAGGACGATGAAGATGAATAATGAATTAATCAAAGTAACGGTCAAGAATGACCAACAGCTAGTTAGTGCTAGAGAGCTATATAAAGGACTAGGTATCAAGCGAAGATTTTCCGCTTGGTGGGAACAGAACAGCAATGACTTTAAAGAAAATAGTGATTTCCAACGTGTACTTATAAGTACACCTAGAGAAAACCGCTGTAGCATTGAGCTTCAGGACTATGCACTCACAATTGATATGGCTAAGCAGCTGTGTCTTTTGAGCCGTACCTCAAAGGGCAAGGAATATCGAGAATACTTAATCGAAGTTGAAAAGAAGTGGAATAATCCGGACATGATTATGCAACGCGCCTTAACTATCGCTAACAATCGGGTGAAGTTGCTGGAAACTGAAAAGAGAGAACTAAAAGAAGCAAATGCTAGACAAGCAGCTAAGATTGCTAAAGATGCTGATGATGTGGTTTTTGCCAAGGCTATTAGATATAGCCATCATGCAATCCCTGTTGGCGAATTAGCTGAAATTCTAACTCAAAACGGTTTTGTAATTGGGAGAAATCAGCTATTCCAGTTGCTTAGAGAAGAAAAATATCTTTCAAGTTTTAATCATAGCTGGAACGTACCAATGACGCAGATGGTTAAAAGAGGACTATTTAGAATTACTCATAACTTGACCAGAGATGGCAGAGGATATTCTCAAACGTGGGTAACACCTAAAGGCCAGAAGCACATTATTAACAAAGCGCTAAGAGGAAAATTTGATGATACTTACCAAAAAGTCATGGTATCAACGTTAAACGTTTAGAAAGGACTAGCACGATGAACGAAATTGAAAATATTAAAGCCGGTTTGACTTATCTTTTAGATATTAACGATTTGAAGAACCGGTAACCGAAGATGGCAAGTCGCATTCTATGAATGTGAAAGATTTTAAAGAAGCAAATTATGATGTTCTTTTACAAATTGCTGAATTATTAGGTATGGATGTTAATAACTAGGAGAACAGAATTCTTGAAGAAAATCACGATTTAGAGAAAATCATCGAAGATGCTAAACAATATCGCTGGTACTCAGTTCCTGATATGTACGTGGTTGAGATCTTAGACACGACAGGACGTTCAGCTGGATTTGTTCAGTCAATCTTCATAGACAAGAAAGAAGCCAGTGAGGTCGCTAAGGTGCTTCATGGCGTGGTTAGAGAAGTAGTTGGAGGTTAAGCAAATGGAAGTTATTGATAAACGTAAAGACAAGAAAGAGGGAAAATGGCAAAAAGGAGATGTGATTTATTTTGAAAGTTACGATCAAAACATTAAAGACTTTGGAATGATTGTACAAGAACCTATTTCAGGTAAATATTCAGTTGTATCGTTAAATGGAGTTCCTGGCGTACTCTCTGGAGATGGATATTTTAGCGATCAGGCAAATATTCAATACAAAGAAATTAACAGAATGATTGAATCATTTAAGGATTTATGGGATTGCGTTGAAAAAGTAAATGCTCATTTAGTTGTGGAGGATTAACGATGAAAATTGTAGATAAGACCAAAGATAAGCAAGAAGAACAATGGCAAGTTGGAGATGTGTTAAAAGACAGTGATGGTAACTTCGGTTTAATTGTAAAAGATAACTATGGTAACTATTGCTTGATGAATATTACTCCAAATGGCGACAATACTTACCAAACTGATGATACAGGAATATGGGGATACTCAGAGACAACATTACCAGCTTTGCAGCATAGTCGACGTTTAGCAGATGATACTTGGCACAAAGTAAACGCAAAGCTGGTGATTGAATAATGAATTTAACAGTCGACCAAAGATACTATGAGCGTGATGTGTGATAGTGATGATGACCCAAAAATTGTAATTTATGACGATTGGATTGAATAAGTTTTATGAGAGTTAACTTTACGATTGAAGGAACGCCAGTAGGTAAGGCGAGACCGAGAGTTACTAGGACGGTAACTTACACTCCAGCTAAGACGGCACGATATGAAGATTTAGTTAGGTATACAGCGATTAATAGCTTCAAAGGTATGTTTGATAAAGATGAACCTTTGGACGTTAAGATTGTTGCATATTTTGAAGTTCCGAAGAGTTTAAGCAAGAAACGTAAGGCTTTATGTTTAGCTAACCAAGAACTGCCAACTAAGAAACCTGATGCTGATAACGTAGGAAAAATCATAATGGACGGCATGAACCCAAAAATGAAGCGTGATAAACGACTTCACAAAATGGTTGAAGTTATGAGAGGTGTTTATCATGACGACAAGCAAGTAACAACTTTGTTAGTAAAAAAGAGGTATGCCGAGCGTGCAAGGGTTGACGTGAGAATTAAGAGAGATATGGGTGATTAGATGAACGATGAGTTTAAATTAGGCGGAAAGTTATGCTTTGTTAATTTGATATTTAAGAATGGTTGTACTGATTCCATAGCTGTAAAAGGTACAAAAGAACATATCTGGAATTTATTAAGCAAAGAATTCGATGAGTATGGGCAAGAAATTAAAAACAGAATCTTAATTATTGATGGGATTCATGAGCATGTATATCTGGATTTATCTACAGTAGCAACAATGGGCATTTCCGAAAATGATAAAAGTCCATATGATATTTAAATTCGAACTTTCGTGGTGATTATAGTGAATGGAATTGAGACAGTATGAAGTATAGTGCAGAATTAATCACTCTGGCAGGGATGCTGATTTGTCTGGGTGCTGTCGGGTTTGTGGTGTTTTGCCTATGAGCAACGATTTAAAGTATCAAAAAGGCAAGTGGTATCACGTACAAGAAGACGGTTCACTTAAGCCAGTAGACTATGACAAAGAAGTTGAAGAGTATTACAAGAAATGGAGAGATAATTATGGCAATTGAGTTGAAGATTGGGACTAGAGGAACGAGAGAAGAGTTTGAGGACACATATACTAGAAGTTTTTTAGAAGATAACGGTTTATTGAAGTTTGATCCAAGAAAGTTCGCAGTCAATTGCGTTTGGGGAGTTCATACTAAATACGGCTATATGTGTTCTTTCAGTTTCGATGACATTTTGACATACATGGGCGATGGAATCTGGGACTTAAGAGTAGCTAAAGAAGATAAATTAACTGATGAAGAGGAAGAGAAGCCTTGGCTATGACATTGTATGGATATGAAGTTAATACTTGCAATTACAAATGTTTCAAGACAGAACAACTTAAGAATTTTAGATCAATGCTTAAATCAAATATCAAGAATTTTGAAAATGTGATAGAGCCAACAATCGAAGAAATGATTGACGAAGATAAAGCTGAGGAGCTGCTACCTTTGATTGAGCACGAAATCAAAGTGAGGTCGAATGATGAACGAAAATAGAAACGAGTTAGAAGTAGGCAATGAAACAGCGGTCATGATGTACTTGAACATCTTGAAATATGCTAAGCACCATTGTCCCGAAGATGAAGATCCTTATGAGATCGCTGACCGAATATTCACTGATATGCTTGCAGCAAATAAGGCAAGTAATTAAACAACTAGAAGACGAGAGGGAGTGTAAGTGTGTATCAAATTGACTTAGGATTACAGCCAAATTTAAGAGCTACTGCTAAAAGGGTGGATAAGTTCCTGACTATTAATTTTCAGAGCTATCTTAATTTAGCTGGCTTACACCGTAATCAACTTACAAGCCCTCAATTATCATTCGCACCAGGATCAACAAACAAAAATGGCGTTGAGAAGAATTTCATTGACGAAGCACAAGACGATATCGACATTGCTGATCCTGCTAGAAAGGTCTGTGCAGCAATTTATCGAACAATGGATAATTGCACTGACACAGCATTAAAGCCTTACAGACGTATCTTAATTGGAACATACATTGATCAATTACGCATTGTTGATGTAGCAGCTACAGTTAATCTGTCGACTAGGTCAATTGATACTAAGAAGATTAACGCACAATGTGAGTTCGCTGATCGTTGGCTTTACTGGAAAAGATACTTTGGTGTTGATGATTTACCAGACTTAAGAGTTTTCAGTCAAAAGGTAAAAACAGTATGGCCGGATAAAATTAAGATCCGGAAAAATTAGTCGTGCGTAAAGCTTGCGTAAACCTTGCGCACTGCTTGCGTACGTTTCATGATAAATTGTTATTGTCGAAAGATTAGACGTGGTGGTTACGATCTTTCGACTTCACCTTGACAGTACTACGTGCGGTACGTTTGAAAGAAAATCTCCTTTCGAAATTAATACAGTTCTTAATTTGTTTCAGTAAGTAACAGATTAAAGTAACCGTTCTTGGTAGACGTTAGCAGTTGTTCGATCCGACTGGCGGTTATAGCCTGAGTAAATTCAGGCGATAAACATTCCTCTAAATGAATTTTATTTTTGGCTTTTGGCTTACAATTCTTTTATTTTTTACTTTTTCTTATTTATTTGACTCAGGCACTCAGGTTCGAATCCTGATTGCTTGATAGCCTAGGCGGTAGTCCATTATTGGCTATTGTATATAATAGTTGCCTAGGTAAATGACGCCTATGCCACGACCCTCAACGGTTTCGAGGCGAGCGTAGGAAGAGCTGGGGAGTTGTTGGCTGGACCGCAGCAGCAACTGCCGTGGGTAGATTGGCACAATTTGGAATTTAGAAAGAAAGTAGGAATTTTCTTTCACAATGTTTAGTGGGGTTCAATTCCTCGCCTGCCCATTGCCTGTCGGAAAGCAGGCGTAAAAATAATATTGTTCAGATCACGAATATATTTTGTTTGTCTGATTTTAATTTACAGAATTGCATCTGGTTTAGCTCTGTGCCTAACAGAGCATTCTAGGATATAGCCAGCCATTGGCGAGCTGGGGTAGTGGCAGTTCTACCGAGATATAGCTAAGTATGCCAACAACGATTATCTCTTATCGGTTCAATTCCGATGTATCCTCTAGATTGGCGTTTTGTTCTTACGGTTTTTCCCAGGTTTGTTCGTTTTGTGACAAAAGCTAATCTAAACATTTCTTTTCTATATAGGTTGATTGTTTTAATGGCTAGCAGTAAGTCGGCGATGACACGTAACTCTGCATTAAATCTGATACTGAGATGCCGTGGCAATCGTAAAAGCGAAGCTTAAGTATAGCAGCTTTCCTAGTCTGGGTAACTTAGCTCAGTTGGTAGAGCATTGGTGTGAAGTACCAAGTTAGCGGTGGTTCGATTCCATCAGTTACCATAAGCTGAGAAATTTCTTGGCTTTTCCTAATATTATTCATGAAGAAGGATGTAACCTTCTTTTTTTATTGATAAAATAAATCTATATAATATTAGGAGGGAGTATTGGATGACCCAATATAAAAATAAGAAGCCTCGTACTGTCAATTTTTATCATATTGAAGGCAAAGACGAAACTTTAAAAAAATTAGATGATAAGATAAGTACTACTTATAATTTATTAAAAACTCATCATTCCGATCAGATTGAGACGATTGAAATAGGAGACAATAAGTATTACATAAATTCTATGAATAAAGCTTACGTTGATGAAAGTGGTCAAATTTATGCTTGGTTAATAAACTTAAGCAGATTGGATCCGACTAGTCCCATTCAAGTTGGCGATATGAAAAAGAATATTGAGCAACGCAATGAAACACTTCCTATAACTGACGATCAAGGTAGCGTAGTAAATACACAATTTCTGTATGATACTCATACTCACATCTGCGCTTTTGCTCGTACTGCTGGTGGTGTTAATAAAGCTCTATTTAAATCTTTTCTCATCCGATTTTGTAAAATTAGAGGATTAAACTTAGCAATCATTCCAGATGAAATTGCAATTAACAAATTAGATAAAATGCAAGATACGTCTTCGATAACGTATTCAGTAGCAAAAATAAATAATTTGCCTTCAATTAAAGATAATTCAAGAGATGAAATAAAAGATATGGAATATGCTAACGATGTCGGTGCCCAAAAAATGACTGTATGTTTACAAGCAGATTCGCTAAAATTAAAAGATATTATTGCTAAAGCAAAATTACTATTTAAAAATAGTGAAAATTTAGGAATTACAAAGTTGAAAGTTGAAGGAATAGATGATGACGGTGTTTTTGAACCTGTTGATTTAGTACAGCATAAATTGGTATTTCATGGCTATGTAGAGTATGATAATATAGTTACTATCGAAAATATGTTTGGCTTTTTAGAAAAAGCATATCATAAGTATTATGACTATTGTGTTCATAATTTTATATAGATCTTAGTTTAATAAAATGAGGAGAGAGGGATATGAAACAGGGACGTTTAAAACGAAACCGAGGCTCGCTTCTTGTTGGCGTTATTACAATTCTGGTAATTTTGATTTTAAAAATTACTCCTATAAAGATACATAATTATACAGATGTTATGTCAGGCATATTGTCTCTTTCTTCAATTACAACAGGACTATTATTTGCAAGCTTTACGCTTATACCGGCGCTTCCTAATTCAAGATTATTAAAGAGCTTAAAGAAATTGAATACGGATAAAAAATTTTTAGATAGATTGCTATTATCAATCTTTGGATTTTTGATGTGTTCAATCTTTGCACTTGTTGCTCTCCTCTTTAATGAAAAAGATACTAGTCTATTATCTAGAATTATTATCTCAATTACTGGAGGAACGTTGGCATTTTCCTTAACAGAACAATTTAAAGTATTAAAAATATTATTGAAAGCACTTGAAAAAATGTAATTAAGTCAGCATAAGCTGGCTTTTTATTTTGCAATAAAGGTGGTGGTGTTACTTGCAATGGCTAGAGCGATGTATAAAGAGTGGCTAGATAAAGACAAGCTTGTACTTCTTCAAGGTTGGAAGCGTGACGGTCTGACTGATGCTGAAATAGCTCATAACATGGGTATTAGTATTAATACCTTAAACAAGTGGAAACGTGAGCATGTACAGATTGGGCAGGCATTAAAAAGAGGACGAGATGAAATAAATATCATTGTTGAGAACGCATTGCTGAAAAAAGCCTTATCGGGTAACACTACAGCGATGATTTTCTTTCTGAAAAATAATTGGCGTGACAAGTACAATGACAGCCAGTTATCTAAAGAAGAGCGTGAGTTGGTATTAGCTAATATCAGAAAAACTAAAGCTGATGCTCGAATTAAGGAAGCTAAAGCAATTGTGGCTGAACGGCTTGGAACTGAGGACAACGAACAACTAGATCAGGTATTGAATAAACTAATTGAGGAGGCAGGAAAAGTTGGCACTGATAAATCTACTAACGAAGAAACAAATTAAGGTGCTACAATCCTACCTTAATGATGATTGGAAGTACTTAATCTTAAACGGTGCTGTTCGTGCTGGTAAGACAGTGATAGATAACTATCTTTTCTTGCTAGAGCTTAAACGTATTAAAAAACTTGCTGAGATCGAGAAGGAGCCACACCCTCAATATATCCTTGCGGGGTATAGTTCCAATTCAATCTACACAAACGTCATCTCATCACTAGAAAATCAATTTGGAATAGTGATGAAGACTGACAGGCACGGACATTATCATCTTTTCGGTATTGATATAGTGCCAGCTTATACAGGTTCAGTCCGTGGTATTGGTGCTATTCGTGGTATGACTTCTTACGGGGCTTATATAAACGAAGCAAGTTTAGCAACGCATGAAGTTTTTCAGGAAATTGTACAGCGTTGTTCTGTTAGATCAGCAAGAATTATCTGTGACACAAACCCTGATATTCCTACACACTGGCTTAAGACAGATTACATTGATAACCATGATCCTAAGGCAAGGATTAAGGCGTTCAGTTTTACAATTGACGACAATACATTCCTTTCAAAAGATTATGTTGAAGCATTAAAAGCTGCTACTCCAAGTGGGATGTTTTATGATCGTTCAATACTTGGTCAATGGGTTACAGGTGACGGCATTGTTTATCAAGACTTTAATAAGGACACTATGGTAATTCCGAGAGATCGTGTTCCAGATGGTTTAGATTACTATGTTGGCGTTGACTGGGGTTATGAACACCCTAATCCGATTATCTTACTGGGCGATGATAAAGACGGTAATACTTACATCTTGGAAGACTACACACAGAAGCACAAGTTCATTAATTACTGGGTTAAGATTGCACAGAACTTACAAAATAGGTTCGGGCGCAATCTTATTTTTTATGCTGATAGTGCCAGACCTGATAATGTGAACGAGTTTCAATCCAACGGGCTTAACTGTATCAATGCTAATAAGAATGTTTTACCGGGTATTGAATGCGTAGCAAAGAAAATGCGAGAGGGAAAGTTCTATGTGGTTGATGGTGCTTCAAGTGGCTTACTTGATGAGATATATCAATATGCTTGGGACGAAAGTACAGGACTTCCACTTAAAGAAAATGATGTAAGACACAATGACCGGCTAGACGCTATTAGATATGCAATTTATAGCAGGAACAAGAAAGGAGGTTTCATACCTTGGAATTAGACGCTTTAAAGAAGTTAATCCAAAATACTTCAACGAGTAGAAATGATCTAATTAATAATTACAAACAAGCAGTGAATTATTATGAAAATAAGACCGATATTACTACCAGAAACAACGGTAAAGCTAAGCTTAATAAGGAGGGTAAGAAAGATCCTTTAAGAAGTGCTGATAACCGTATTCCATCTAATTTTTACCAACTGCTGGTAGACCAAGAAGCTGGTTATGTTGCTTCTGTCTTCCCTGATATTGATGTAGGAAAAGATGCCGATAACAAGAAAATTATTGATGTCTTAGGTGATGATCGTGCTTTGACGCTTAACGGCTTGTTAGTAGATAGTTCAAATGCCGGTCGAGCTTGGTTGCACTACTGGATTGATGAAGATGGCAATTTCAGATATGGAATTATCCAACCTGACCAGATCACTCCTATTTATGCAACAACGTTGGATAATAAGTTGCTGGGTATTCTAAGAAGTTACAAGCAGTTAGATCCTGATAGTGGTAAGTATTTCACGGTTCACGAATATTGGACGGATAAAGAAGCACAATTCTTCAGGACAAATGCAACCGATAGCACAGTGATTGAGCCTTACAATATCATTACTTCTTATGATTTAAGTGCAGGATATGAAACAGGACAGTCAAACACCTTAAAACACAACTTTGGACGTGTTCTTTTTATTGAATTTTCTAAAAATAAGTACAGATTGCCTGAGCTTAACAAGTATAAGGGCTTAATTGACGCTTACGATGATATCTACAACGGATTTATTAATGACTTAGACGATGTTCAAACTGTAATTCTTGTCTTAACCAACTATGGCGGTGCTGACTTACATCAATTTATGGACGATTTAAGAAAATATAAGTCTATTAAGATTAATAATACAGGTAACGGGGATAATAGTGGCGTTGACAAGCTACAAATTGATATTCCTGTTGAAGCTCGTGATGATGCACTTAAGATAACCCGTAAAAATATCTTTTTGTTTGGTCAAGGAATTGATCCAGCTAACTTTGAGAGTTCAAATGCTTCTGGTGTAGCAATCAAGATGCTGTATTCTCACTTAGAATTAAAGGCTGCTAAAACACAAACTTACTTTGAACATGCTATTAATGAATTAGTTCGGGCAATCATGCGTTACCTTAACTTTTCAGATGCTGACAAGCGCCATATATCGCAACATTGGACGAGAACTAAGGTAGAGGATAGCTTGACTAAGGCTCAAATAGTTTCTACTGTAGCAAATTACAGTTCTAAAGAAGCAGTTGCTAAAGCTAATCCTATTGTTGATGATTGGCAACAGGAACTGAAAGACTTAGCCAAGGATAAAGAAGAAAATGATCCATATTCTAACCAAGCTGACGAGCTAAACGGTAAAGGCGTAAACGATGAAGAGTAGTGACTACTGGCGTCAACGTGCTATTGCTGAAAAAAAAAAGCAACTTGAAGCGTCAGCAGATTATGAAGCTGCTATGCAAGTTAGACTAAGACGGTTAGAGCATGAATTCGAAAAAGAAGCATTAGGTTACTTACAGCGATATGCTGATGAGAATAATGTCGGCTTAAAACAAGCTGCTAGCGTCTTAGGAAGTATCAACACAACTAAGTGGACTATGACCCTAGAAGAGTTTGAACGTAAAGCAAAAGCTGGTGGTTACGATAAAGAGCTAAATGCTGAATACTATAAGAGCCGTATATATCGACTTCAACAGTTGCATGACCAGATGGTTGAGTTTTCTAAAAAGTATGGCATGGCTGAACAATTAAGAATGCAAAAAGGTTTAGCTAAACAGTATCAGAATAGTTATTATTTACATGCTTACGACAAGTACCGAGCTACTGGTCAATTAGATATCAAGCTAAACCATTTCAACGAGCAACAATTAGAAAACATTGTTTACAGTCCTTGGAAAGGTAGCGACTTTAGCAAACGAATTTGGAAAGAATACACGGAAATTCTTCCTGATGAGTTAACTGATACAATGCTAAGAGCAACTTTATTTGGATATTCTCCAAGTAAGGTTGTCACGATGATGAGAGATCGCTTTAAAAGAGTTTCTGATCGTGATTTACATAGGTTAGTCACCACTGAAATGGGACACGCTGCCGAAGAAGCAACAGCGCAATTCTATAAAGACAGTGATATTGAACAATACCAGTATTTAGCTACATTAGAAAGTCACACCTGTGACCAATGCGCCCACTTAGATGAGCGAATTTTTAATGTCAAAGATAAAAAAGAGGGTATTAACTATCCTTTGATTCACCCTTATTGTAGATGTACGACTGTTCCTTATGATAAAGACTTACCAGATGTTGAAACTCGCTGGAGTAGAGATCCTAAAACAGGTAAAAGCGTTTATGTTAAGGATATGAATTACAGTGAGTGGAATAAGTCCGTTAATCAAAAGCGTTATCAAAAGCGTTTAGGATATCAGGACTGGAAGAAAGTATCTGGCATTAAAATTATTGGTTTAAATATGCTGAAAAGTTTAAGTTCTCCCCAAAAAAGACTATCAACAAGTTCCTAAAACTTTGGAATGATTATTATGAGGCTGTTTTGAGAGAAATTTAATATTTGACCTGAGTAAGTCGTTAAACTGCTCTTTTTGTATGACCTTATGAGAGGCGAACTCGTATAAAACGTGTGAAAGGATAGAACAATGAAAAGAAAACAATTAGAAGAGCTTGGATTACAAGAAGAGCAGATTAAAAAGATCATGGATTTAAATGGCGAAGACATTCAAAACGCTAAGGATAAAGCAAGTGCTAGCAATGCTGAAATCTTAGAAGAGAATAAAGCTCTTAAGTCCCAGATGAGTGAAAGAGATAAGGATTTAAAGAAGTTGCGTACTCAAGTTAAGGATAATGAAGACTTGACTAAGCAATTTAATGATTTAAAGAGCAAGTATGATAAGGATACAGCTGAGCTTACTCAAAAACTTGCTGCTAATCGTTTAAATAGTGCAATTGACCAATCACTAAGCAAGGCTAAAGTCCGTAATAACAAGGCTATTAGAGGCCTTTTGAATATGGACGAAATTAAGCTTGATGATGATGGCAATTTGACAGGTTTAGACGATCAAATTAAATCTTTACACAAATCTGACGCCTATCTTTTTGATGATGGAGCTAAGCAAAATTATAATCCAGAAAACGGTAATCCTCCTGCATCTGATGCAACCCAAGCTATGGTAGACGTATTTAAAGGAGTATAGATAAATGACAATTAATTATGCCGAAAAATATCAAGCAGCTGTACAACAAGCCTTTTATGATGGCCACTTATACAGTGCTGAATTATGGAACTCACCATCAAACTCAATTATTAAATTTGACGGTGCAAAACATATTAAAGTTCCACGTTTAGAAATTACCAGTGGTCGTAAGGATAGACAACGTAGAACAATCACAACACCAGTAGCTAACTACAGCAACGACTGGGACTCATACGAATTAAAGAATGAACGTTACTGGTCAACTCTTGTAGATCCTTCAGACATTGATGAAACCAACATGGTTGTGTCTTTGGCTAACATTACTAAGCAATTCAACTTAGATTCTAAGATGCCTGAAAAAGACCGTTACATGTTCTCTCATTTATACAGTGGCAAGGAAGCAGCTCATGATGGTGGTATTACTACTAATACATTAGATGAAAAGAACATTCTTCCTGCTTTTGATAATATGATGCTTGATTTTGATGAAGCCCGTATTCCATCAACTAACCGTATTCTTTACGTAACACCTAAGACTAATGCAATCTTAAAGCGTGCTGAAGCTATGAACCGTGCTTTAACTTTGAAAGATCCTAATAATATTCAACGTACTGTTTACAGTCTTGATGATGTAACTATTCGAGTTGTTCCATCTGATTTAATGCAAACAGCTTATGATTTCTCTGATGGTTCTAAGACAATTGATACTGCTAAACAAATTGAAATGTTCTTAATCTACAACGGTGTTCAAATTGCACCTGAAAAATATTCATTTGTAGGTTTTGACCAACCATCAGCTGCAACATCTGGTAATTATTTGTACTACGAACAATCTTATGACGATGTTTTACTTTTGAATACTAAGACTAAGGGTATCCAATTCGTAGTAAGTGATAAGCCTAAGAAAGATCAAGAACAAAGTGGTCAAGACGCAAAACCAACTGCTGAAAGCACTTTAGAAGAAATCAAGGCCTACTTAGATAAGAATCACATTGATTACACTGGTAAGACCAAGAAAGACGAATTATTAGCTTTAGTGAAGTAGGTGGTTAGATGGATAAATACCCACGATTTGAAGAGGTCAAAAAACATTTAGCTGATTTTCTGCCTAATACTGATAATGCACCTAACTATGACAGCGTATTGGAATTTACACTAGAAAAAGTTATTTCTGATGTTTCAATTTACACAAATATTCCAATTTTAGAGCTACCAGAAGAGCTTGAACCAACTATTTTAGGCTTAGCAGTACAAACTATTGACACTCATCAATGGCTAGTACCAAAAGATCAACAAGTAGGGAATATTCAATCCCTATCAGAGGGCGATACATCTGTTTCTTTTAGACATCCAAGTGATATTTATTCAGCATTGCAAGCTATTAATACGATTACGGATAACTATGTATTGTTACTCAATAATTTTAGAAGGTTAGCCCAATGAGTTACTTTAATGGTTTAAAAAATGCACTTTCTAAGCTATGGAATGATCGAGTTAAGATTGTGGGTACTCAGCCAACCAAACATGGCTACATCACTAATAACGAAGATGTGACTATTGTTGAAGATGAACCAGCTAAGGTTGTCTTAAAAGGGCAATCAACTAGTGAACAATCATTCTTCGGCACTGACGAATATGATGCAAAATTGATTATTCGAAATGGCATTAAAATCCCTGCTGGTGCAGATATTTATGTGACTGATGTAAATGGTCAACTGACTAAATATAAACGTGCTAGTAAGGGCTATAGTGGCTATTTCAGCCATCAGGAAGTAGCGATGGTTAGGAGTGAGAAAGCATGAGTTTAGGACATGTTGATGATGCTCAATTTCAGCAATTCGCTAGTAGAGTAAGGCAGAAGATTGATAGTGGCTATGTAAAACAGGAGCTTGGAAAGAGTTCTAGGCGTATAGGCACTCAATCACTACGAATTTTGGAAGCAAACACTCCTGTAAAGCAAGGCAACCTTCGCAGATCATGGGCGGCAGAAGGGCCGACCTATGGTTGCGGTGGTTGGACGATCAAATTAATTAACAATGCTGAATATGCTTCTTACGTTGAAAGTGGTCACAGGCAGACACCTGGAAGATATGTACCAGTACTGAAAAAGCGCCTGGTTAGAGATTGGGTGCCTGGTCAGTTTTACATGAAGAAATCTATTCCACAAATTCAAAGACAGTTGCCACAGTTGGTAACAGAGGGTCTGTGGGGGTTAAAGGACTTGTTTGAATGACAATAGTTGAAAGAATAGCTAAGCGAATATCAGAGATATTTCCTGATGTGACAATTTATTCAGAAAAACAGAAAAGCGGTTTTCAAGTGCCGTCATTTTATATCAGTAAGATAATGACAGTCACTAAGAGTCGCTTTTTTGATATTCAAGATAGAAGCTTGTCTTACTCAATAACATATTTTGCTAATCCAGATCGTCCTAATGCTGATATGGAAGAAGTAGAGCAAAAATTACTGAATAATTTTACAAGATTAGATGATTATGCAACTGTTAGAAACCGAGAAACGACTATCAACCAAGATGATGAAACTTTAGTAATGAGTTTTGATTTGAGGTTAGAGATGTATCCGGTTCAAGACGGTGGAAAGCTAGAAAGGGTTGAGTTTAATGGAGAAATCCAATAAAACGGAAACCGAGACTCCGGTGGGCAAAATTAAAGTGCCTATTAAAGTTGAAGATGTTAAATTCACAAAACAAGCTTTGATTTCAAGTCCTAAGTTCTCAGTTATTGAACGGGATATTTTGAAATTAGCTTTAGATGATGACAAAGAATACACAATTGCCGAAGTTCAAAAGGCGATTGACAAATTTAAGGAGGGATTTTAATGGCAGGAGGAACTTGGAAAGCTCAAGATAAGCGCAGACCAGGCGCTTATATCAATGTCGTAGGTAATGGTCAAAGAGAAGCAGCTTCTTCTCTAGGTAGAGTGTTGTTAATTCGTGATAAAGGCTTAGGATGGGGCAAGAATGGTGTCATTGAAGTGGAAGCTAACAGTGATTTCACTAAGAAATTAGGTACTACTTTAGATGATCCATCTCTTACAGCTTTAAAGGAAACACTAAAAGGTGCTTCTAAAGTGCTTGTTCTTAACCCCAATGAGGGTACAGCAGCGGCTTTGACTAAAGCAGGACTGCCTTGGACTGTTACTGCAAATTATCCAGGTGAAAAGGGTAATCAAATTACCGTTAGTGTTGAAGTTAGTCCAGCTGATCAGAATGCGGCTACTGTATCAACTATCTTTGGTACTAAGTTGGTTGATGAACAATCAATCAAGTTCAATGAATTAGATAAGTTCAAGGGCAATGATTACATCACTGCAAAAGTAGTCGAAGAGGGTAGTTCAAAGCCTGTAGCATTTACTAATGTTTCAGGCGCTTTGACTGGCGGTACTACTACTGAGTCTAATAAAGTTGAAAGCTTATTGAATGACACTTTAGAAAATGAAGAGTACGCAGTTGTTACTACTGCTGGCTTTGAACCATCAAGCAACATAAACAAGTTGGTTGTGGAAGCAGTTAAGCGTCTCCGTGAAAATGAAGGTCGCAAGGTTAGAGGTGTAATTCCTACTGATGCAGATACTACTTATAACTATGAGGGTATTTCAACCGTTGTGAATGGTTACACTTTAAGCGATGGTACTAATGTAGATGTTAAAGATGCAACTGGTTACTTCGCTGGTATTTCCGCTTCTGCTGATGTAGCAACTTCTTTAACTTATTTTGAAGTTGAAGATGCTGTTTCAGCATATCCAAAATTTGATAATGAAAAGACAATTAAAGCTCTTGATGCTGGGCAAATTGTGTTCACTACACGTCCTGGCCAAAGAGTAGTAATTGAACAAGATATCAACTCATTACACAAGTTTACGGCTGAAAAGCCACAGTCATTCTCTAAAAACAGAGTAATGAGGACTTTAGATGAGATTGCTACTGATACTGAAAATACTTTCGAAAGAACTTACTTAGGCAAGGTCGGTAACAATGCAGCTGGTCGTGACTTGTTTAAAGCAGATCGAATTGCTTACTTAACGGGATTGCAAAATAGGAATATTATTCAATCCTTTGCCAATACTGACATCACAGTAGAAGCAGGGAACGATATTGACTCGATTGTTGTTAACTTAGCAGTTACTCCAGTTGATGCAATGGAAAAACTTTACATGACGATGGTAGTTAGATAGGAGGAACATAGATGGCTGCAATTGATGAGTTTTTAAATGGTCGAGATACCATCTCAACCAAAGATGCTACTTTATCAATCAAAATTAATGGCAACATTATTAAGATGATTGAATGTGATAAGTTCACAGCTAAGCTTGAAAAGAACAAGGAAGATGTTCAAACTTTAGGCTCTCACTGGAAGAGAAAGAAAACTACTTCTGTTGAAGGTACAGGAACTTTAGGTGGCTATTTGATTAGTTCAAATTGGCTTAAGTACGGTATTCCATACACTCAAGACGGTGGGGATTTATATTTTGACGCAACTTTAACTATCCATGACCCAACTTCAAGAGCAGGTAAGCAAGTGGTGCAACTAACAGATGTTAACTTGGACGATATCCCAATTGCTGATTTTGAAGCTGATGATGGCGTAATGGAATGGGAAAGTGATTTCACTTTTGAAGGTGTCAACTTAGTACAAGAATTTGACGGAATTAATTAAGGAGTATTTAAATGGCTGAAAGTGTTGAAGATTTTTTATTTGAAAATGTTGGTAGTCCAGTAGAAGAAAAAGAAATTAAGTTAGAAAGATTTAAGTCTCCTTTTAAGATTAAATCTTTAACTGCTGATGAAGTATCTGACCTTCGAAAGCAAGCAACTAAACGAGTTCTTAACCGAAAGACACATAAGTATGAACAAGAAACTGATGAAAATCAGTTCCAAGACTTAGTTGTAGCAGAAGCTGTTGTTTCTCCTAACTTAAACAATGAAAAGTTGCAAACTTCATGGGGCTGTATTGCTAAGCCGGAAGAAGTTTTAAAGAAAATGCTTAAAGTTGGTGAATATACTGAGCTATCGCAGGCAATTATGGACTTATCAGGTCTTAACGATGATGACAGTTCAGAAGACTTGGTTGAAGAAGCAAAAAACTAATAAATGAGTCTGTTGGCGACTTTAACATTTATCACTATGTTCTTAATGAATATCACTGGACGCCTAAACAATGGGCGGAGATGTCAAGGCGTGAGCAGGCTTTAGTCGTCGCTTCGATTGAAGTACGACAAAAATACGAAAAAGAAGAAGAGAGAAAAGCAAAAAGAAAGGCTAGGTCTAAGCATATTTAAGGCTTAGCCTCTTTTTTTGCATTCAGCAAAGAAAGGAGGTAGTAAATGAGTACAATTAGCACCACTGTTAAGATTAATGACGCTTTTAGTAACCCATTAGATCGCCTGTCTAGTGGTTTGCAAAAAGCGCAAAGTGGTATGAGCAAATTGAAAGAAGCTATTTCTGGCGGTTCTAGTGGCGGTAGTATGTTCAAGTCAATGGTTGGCGGTACTGTTGTTGGCGGAGCAATCAACAAAGGTATGGAACTTGCTAGTACTGGAATTCGTTCCATGTATGGCGAATTAGATGAAGCAAGTAAAGCATGGCAGACTTTCGATGGGAACATGCACCAATTGGGCAAAAGTCCGGCTGAAATTGCTACTGCTAAAAAGTCAATGCAACAGTTCGCCCAGCAAACTATTTACGGTGCTTCTGATATGGCAAGTACTTACTCACAATTGGCTGCTGTTGGCACGAAAAACGTGGATCAATTAGTTAGAGGTTTTGGTGGTTTAGCTGCTGCTTCTTCTAATCCGCAACAAGCTATGAAGACTTTGTCAGAGCAGGCAACTCAAATGGCTGCCAAGCCAATGGTGCAATGGCAAGACTTTAAACTTATGCTAGAACAAACGCCAGCAGGTATTTCTGCCGTTGCTAAGACAATGGGTGTAAGTACCCAACAATTAATTAAGAACGTTCAAGATGGAAAGGTTAAAACTGAGGACTTCTTGAACGCAATAGCTAAAACAGGAACAAACGCCAACTTTACCAAAATGGCTACTCAATTCAAAACAGTTGGGCAAGCTATTGACGGTTTAAAGGAAACAATGGCTAACAAATTGCAAGGCGCATTTGATAGAGTGGGTAAAGTTGGCATTAAATTTGTTTCTGATTTAACAGATCAGCTATCAAACGTTAATTTTGATGGTTTTGTTGACGGATTATTTAAAGCTGTTGCTGATATGGAACCAGTTTTTGACGATTTAAAGACTGGTTTTGATGATTTTAAAAAAGGCTTTGATGATTCTGGCGCTTTTAATTCTCTAAAAGATACATTTGATAGTATTACTGACTCTGTCGGTAAATTAGTCAATACGATGGACCAAACTAACGGAGGAGACAGCTTATTTAAGCAATTAGGAAAGTTAGCTGGTGGAGCATTGGGTGGTGCTGCTAAATCTATTTCTGGAATTGCAGAAGCACTTGGTGAACTAGATCCAGGCACAATTCAGATGTTAGCTCAAGCTTTTATTATCTTAAAAGGTGGATTAAGAGGCTTAGTATTTGAAGCTGTTGTTTGGGGTTTGAAAGAATTGAATAAGTTAGATCCAGGTACAATTAATAATATTGCTCACGCACTTGTAGCTTTGGCGATAGCTTTTACAATGTTGAAAGCTATGGCAAAAATTGGCGGCTATATGAAAGAAGTTTCTAAATTCTTTAAAGGTTTTAAGAACGCTAAGAAGATCAAGGCTCCTGAAATTGAGTCACCAAAAATGACTAAGCCGGGCAAGATTTTAAGTAATGCTGGTGCATATATGAAACTGGGTGCAGCATTTGCCCTAGTTGGTGCTGGTGCATTAATGGTTGGTGCTGGATTTAAGTTACTAGCTGATGCAGCTACGCAGATATCTAGTGCAGGTGGCGGTGCTATAGCAACGTTCTTTGGAATGATTGCTGCTATTGCTGCTTTAGTGATCTTAGTTAGGTTCTTAGGACCAGCATTAATTGGTGGAGCAATTGGTTTTGCTATCTTTGCTGCTGCGTTGCTCTTAATTGCTGTTGCTGTTTTAGTTGCTAGTGCTGGTATCGCTCTATTAGCTACTCAACTACCTACTATTTCAGAATATGGAACTAGTGCAGCTGTTGGATTACTTGCTTTAGCTGGTGCTATTGCTGTATTTGGTTTAGCTGCAATAGTTGGTGCTGTTGGAGTACTTCTTTTAGGCGTTGCTTTAGTAGTTCTTGCTGTAGGTTTAGTTGCAGCAGGTGTTGGAGCGCTAATTTTTGCAGTTGGTTTAGCATTAGTCGGAATTACTGCTCTAATTGCAGCTGTTGGTGTTTTACTTTTAGGAGTAGCAATTGCCTTAGTTGCTGTAATGGTAATTATCGCAGCAGTTGGAATGCTCTTATTTGGTGTGGCACTTGTCTTAGTTGCTGCAATGGGTATTGTTGCCGCCGTCGGATTGCTTTTGATGGGTGTTGCTTTAATGCTCATTATGGTTAGTGCAATAGTTGCGGCAGTCGGATTAATTCTCTTATCGGTTGCTTTATCGCTTATTGGTCCGATGTCACTAATTGCGGCAGTTGGCTTACTACTTTTAGGAGTTGCCTTAGTTCTAGTTATGGCTATGGGCTTAGTCGCTGCCGTTGGGATCTTACTCTTAGGAGTAGGATTAGTTCTTGTTTCAGCTATGGCAATGGTCGCAGCAGTTGGTCTGATGTTGATGTCGGTTGCTTTAATGATGATTATGGTCACGGCTATGGTATCAGCAATCGGATTGATGCTTTTAGCTGTAGCTTTAGTCTTAGTTGGATCAATGGCAATGATAGCTGCTATTGGATTGATGTTATTAGCTGCTGCTGCGATTATGCTAGGTGCTGGATTAATGATAGTAGCTGCTGCGGCTATGGCTGTTTCTAGTGCCTTAGTAGCTGTTGGAGCTTCTGTAATGATTATGGCGTCTTTATTTATTGCAGCTGGTGCAATGATGGTTTCAGCAATCACTAGCGCAATGAGCGGAGTAGTAAGTGCTGTAAGAAGTGGAATTTCTAATGCTGTGAATGCCGCTAGAAGTTTTGGAAATGCCTTAGTTTCTGTCGGTAGACAGTTAATTCAAGGGTTAGTCAATGGTATTAAATCCATGATTGGAGCTGCTGTTAGTGCAGTGCAAAGTGTAGCAAGCAAAGTGGTAAGTGCTGCTAAAAGCGTGCTTCACATTGGTTCTCCATCTCGTCTATTTAGACAATATGGTCGCTGGGTCGATCAAGGTTTAATCATTGGACTAAACAGAGATGCAGGTGCGGCTGCTGATGCTTCGGCAAGTATGGCGCAAGGTGTTGTAGATGCAGCTTCTGGAATGGCGCCAACTTTAGATCCTATTGGATTAAGTGGCATAAATCCGGGAGATTTACTAGCAGATGGATTTAATAGAGCATTAGGCGCAATTAGCAATGTTGCTGGCGCAATTACTGGACTTGATGGATCAAGAGCTAATATTGGCATTTTCGGTCAAGGAGCAGTTTCTTCTAGTTCAGTTGGTAGCGATACGGTAACATCTGGCTCAATTACTCCAAATTCAGTGTTGACTAATAACAATAGCAATAGCCAAACAGACAATAGTACTCAAGTTCAAATTGATAAAGGTGCTATTGTCATTAATGCTTCTGGTGATCCAGATGCAGACGTAGACAAGATTTTAGATAAAATCGATCAAAAGATTATTGATAGACGTAATAAAGCTCTAGGAGGTGGTTAATATGCCGGTCAACGGCTTTGGTGTTTATATCACTGATTATTCAACCAACCGAACGGTTGAATTGCCTGTCAACCCGTCAGAATTAACTTTGAAATATGAAACTGATGATAAATCAGAAACTATTGTGAACTTGGGAGAGATTAACCGAGTAGGTAACATGAAATTGGTATCTCTTTCGATTGATAGTGTTTTTCCTAAGAAACATAGTTCTTGGATTAGTTCAGATAAACTTTTGAAGCCAGATGAATACATTAATTGGCTTAAAAACATTCAAGCTAATAAACATCATGTTCAATTAGTTGTCAGTTCTACTCAGATTAGTGTAACTATGACGATTTCTAGTTTTGAATATGGCTTTAAGAGCGGATTTGCAGACGAATATGCCTACACTTTGGGCTTAAAGCAGTATAGAGAAGTTAAGTACCATAAAGTTAATGTTCCAGCTCCTCCAAAGCCTAAACCAAGACCAGCTCCTCCTAAGAAGTTGGGCATTGGCTCAATTGTGATTGTGAATGGGCGGTTGCGCTTAGATAGTTACGGAAGTGCTCCAGGTGTATATGAGAATAACGTAAGAAGACGAATTACTTATTTAGCTCCGGGGCACCCATTCCCAATTCACGTTGCATTAGTAAATGGTGGGCCTAGAGGCTGGGTTAGACAGAGTGAAGTGAGATTAGCATGATTACAAAACTTCAAATTCTTAAGCACGATAACGGTGGAGCTAGAATTGGCGTTGAAATCAAGGATATGGTTAAAAATCTTAAGTGGGTAACTGACTTAAATTACTCTGCTGGAGAGCTAACGTTTGATATTGTGAACGGTAAAGATCCAATAATCCCAGCAATGGGAGCTATTGTCGATTTTGCTTGGGATAATAAAGATATTTTCTGGGGGTTTGTGTTTAGTGCAGAATGTACATCAGACACTACTGTAAGTGTTAAAGCTTACGATTTTGAAAGATATCTAAAGAGTGAAGGTTCAGTCGTCTTTCAATCAGGGACGCTTGGAGATAGATACAGCAATGTTTGTCGCCGTTTCGGTGTACCGTTTCATATCAAGGAACAACCAACTTACAGAGTACCTGCGGAAGTTTGTGATGGTAAGACAGGATTTGACATGATTAAGAGCGCAATAGATAAGACATACTCTGCTACTGGCGAAATGTACTGCATTGTTGCTAATCATATGTATATCGAACTTAGAAGAGCGCCTATTCCTACAAGAACCCTCTTAGTTATTGATACTCAAAACACGATGAGTGATTATACTTACTCTGAAAGTATTGATAATGCTGCTAACGTGGTTCAAGTTGTTCAAAAGAATACCGATAATTCACAAACTAAGACAGCTACTGCTACTTCCGATACTGGAGATGATCCAGCTACTACAAGTTTTACGATTGCTTCTGCAAGAGGTAACACGATTAGAACTTGGGGACAGATTGTTAAAGTGGTCAATGCCAAGAACAAAGCTAACTGGGCACAGATGGTTCAACAAGCTAATGACGAGCTGAAAAAACGCAACGTTTCCGAAAGGAAGTTAACGCTTGATTGTATTGGCGATACTTCTTTAATTGCAGGTGCAGGTGCAAATGTCAAAATTAAAGATTTTGGCAAGACTTGGACTAATTGCCCTATTCTGAAAGCAACGCACAATTTCGGGACAGATTATACTTGCAGTTTAGAAATGAAGGTAGGTACAAAATGGCAGGAGAACAGCTTATAAAAATGTTGACGGAACGGGGCGGTAGTGACTCTGAGTATTCCGATGTTATCTATGGTCGTGTTATCAACGTTTCTCCGTTAAGAGTGCAGATTTCCAATTCAATGATTATTGACGATAATTTCATTGTATTGGGAAAGCACATTGGAAGCTTTTCAATGAGTGGTAGTTTGACGACTACAGAAGAAAAGAAAGGCAAAGACGGAGAAAAGCCTAAGACTGAAAAAACAACCAAGCCGGCTACTTTTACTTTTGATAACTCTTTAAAAGTTGGCGATAGGGTAACTATGATCCGTGCTGATGGTGGTCAGCAATTCTACTTGTTTGAGAGAGAGGGTGGTTAATTTGAATAATGAAGAAAATCAAAATCCGACACTAACCTTTCAGATTGCTAATGACAGAATAAGGAATAAATTCGATGGTCTGGGCGCTATGGTTCAAGCTGTAGATAAGATATTAAAAACAGAACGTTTTGTTTTCCCGATTTATACCGATCAATATGGAAATGATTTAAATGATTTGCTTGGTAAAGACTTAGGCTATTCCAAAGTTGAAGCGGAGCGAATGGTCAAAGAGGCATTGCTGGCTGATGAACGTGTAATCAAAGTCGATATCACTAGTATCAATGAAACAAGCCCGAATACTTTAACTCTTACTGGAGAATGCCAAACGAGTTATGGAAATATACCAATAGAAAGCGAGGTAAGCATTAAGTGAGTCCCAATGAACTAATTACTGAATTTCAGAATGAAGATTATGACTATTTTCTAAGAAAAATGCTTGATGCTGTGCCTGATAACATTGACAAGCGTGAAGGTTCAATCATCTATGACGCTTTAGCTCCTGCTGCGTTGGTTATGGGTCAGCAATCCTTAGATATGGCTAATGTAATCAAGGAAACTTATATCAAAACAGCTTCCGGAGAGTTCCTAGACTATCGAGCAATTGAACATGGAACAAGTCGATACCCTGCTACTCAAACAGAAGCTAAAGCTAAAGTTTTAAATGACAAGAAAGAACCGTTAGATAATGTTCAAATAGGCGATAAGTTTGCCAGTATTGGCGACTCGCCTATTTTTTATGCTGTGACAAAGATCAATGATGACTTAACTGTTGAACTAACAGCAGAAGTTAAAGGTTCAAGCGCTAATAGTTATATCGGGCAGATTTTACCTGTTACTCCAAACGACTTGCTTTCATGGGCTGAAATTACAGAAATTACAGCTCCTGCAAGGGATGTAGAAAGTGACGACCACTTAAGAGCAAGATTGCTGAGCTCTCAAAGTTGGATTGCTTACGGTGGTAATGTGGCAGACTACCTAGACATGACCAGTAAGATTGACGAAGTAGGAGCAGCACAGATTTATCCGACTTGGAATGGTGGTGGTACTGTTAAAGTGGTTATTTTGAATAATGATTTAATGCCTGCTAGTGCTAGTTTAGTACAGAAAGTTAAAAATACACTTGACCCAGAAGATAAGCAAGCAGAGGGTTATGGATTAGCTCCAATTGACCATGCTGTAACTGTGACTGCTCCTGAAGAATTAATTGTAAATGTTGATATTTCAGTAAAACTTGATGATACAAAAGTAACACGGTATGTGAAAGACAGCATTACTAAAGCAGTTGAGGGCTACTTCCAATCATTGAGAAAGGACTGGGCAGATATCAATCAAAAACTTGGTAGGGGTTATCAAGAAACCATATATCGTTCTAAGATCCTGTCTCAAGTTATGCTGACGGAAGGTGTGGTCAATGCTAAGCTTCCATCTTTAAACGGCAGGGACGCAGATATAGATTTAGTTTTTACTAATTCAAAGTCACAATTACCAGTAGTCGGGACGGTGACGATCAATGAACAATAAGTACGAACTTCTAAACTACATGCCTGATTATTATGAGGGCGTGTATGAGATGGAGGAGTTGCTTAAGTCTGAAAGTTTAACACTTAAGGATTTAGAAGATAGCCATTTGCGGACATTACTAAATGAATTTGTTTCAACTGCTGATACAAAAGGTATTTCACTCTTTGAAAGTCAACTGGGTATAGTTCCAGATGAAAACGATACTTTAGAAATGCGCAGAAACAAGGTCTTGATGTATGTACTACCACCAAGACCGATAACAATTAGGTTTTTCAGAGATATGCTGAACAACGTTAATCTTCCAGTGAAAATTGATGTTAATTACGGTGCAAGGGCTGTTGTAGCAACTGCTAAATCAGCAGAAATGACAAGTAATCAGATAAATTACTTGAAATATCTGTTAAATGTTTACTTGCCAGCTAATCTCTTGTATCAAGTAAAGATTTTGCTAAACACTGCAAAGGTTTCTGATAATTTGAACTTGGGCATTGGTAACGTTGTAAAAGCAGCTAGCATAGCAAAAGCAAGTCCCAGTCAAGTGTTTAACTAGTGAGGTGATGAGATGTCAGAATATAATAAGACAATTTTAACTAACGAAGGTATCGACTTAGCCCGTAGAGCTAACAAAGGTACAGCAACTTTTTCTTTAACGAGAGGTGTTTCATCAACTGATAACTTATCAGGAAAGACTGTTGAAGAACTTCAAAACTTAACTAAGCTACCAAGTATTCAGCAATCAGTGAAGTTGAGTGATGTAGGAGATACGTCTGATAATTCAGATACTGTTTTAGGTGTTAGAATGACCTTTGATAACCAGAATTTGAAGACTGGTTATAATGTGCATACTGTTGGTATTTATGCAAAAGAACCAGATAAAAATGAAATTCTTTACGGTATAGCTACTGCAAAAACGCCAGAATACATTCCAGACTTTGGGGAGCAAACTTTATTTAAGTTTGATTTTTTGATGTATCTAGTAATTGGTAGAACTGATAAGGTAACTGTTGAAGTTAGTCCGGATGATGTTTATCGTAAAAAGGAAGTGTATAGCAAGTCCGAGGTTGATACAGCTGTAGCAAAACTTGATAAAAAAGACGCTGAAATCGTTAAGAGCTTAAACGATTATAAATTGGAGAACTCTACTTATCACACAAACTTTGAGAAAAGCGTAACTGATAGGCTGGGTACTAAAGCTGATAAAACTACTGTAGAACAGCAACTTGGAACAAAGGCTGATAAATCAAATACTTACACCAAAGATGAAGTGAACAGTAAAGTAGCTCCTAAGGCAGACAAAGGCTATGTAGACAGCGAATTAAACAAGAAAGCCGATAAAGCTACTACTTACACCAAGACAGAAGTTGATAATAAAATCGCTGGTCAGGTTAAGTCGGTAAATGGGCACACTGCTAATGCCAGTGGTGCAGTAACCTTACCAACTTTAACAGCTAATGTGCTTACTGGCTATGATGTAAAGAATAAGGCTGCTACTTTTGATAACAACGCTCATTTTGACGCAAATGGGCTTTTTTCAAGATGGCCTGTAGATCAAGGCGTTATCGGACAACTTGCTGATGCAATTAATGCAAAGTTACCCATTGAAGCAGGAGATCCTAATGGAGACTTGTTAGATTATGCTAGTAATAAAATTGTTTACTGGAATGGTAATGGTGACGGGGTTAAGAACTTGCCACCAATGAACAATAAGAAATGGTTCTTTGCAGTCAAACTATTCGATCCGGGTTGGGGTTCAGTTACTGTTGTAGATCAAGACGGTAGTTATTGGTTGAATACTAAGAATGGCGATATTTGGACTGGTTGGCGTTCAGTAATCACAAATGAACATCTTAAAAAGTTAAAATTTGTAAAGCAATCATTAGATCAAAACGGTAATATTTTCCAAGATACTAAGTTTGTAACTCAAGAGGCAGACGGAACATATAAGATTAACATTTTTGATAGCGACTGGACTGCTAATAAGGTTTCATGGCTGTTAAATAATACCAAGTCTTACAGCATTCAAAATAATACTGATTTGAATAACGTTAAGAATACGGGGTTCTATAATGCGGCAGGTCCTTCCGGATTAAAAAATTCTCCTGTGTCAGCTTGGTTTAGTATGTCCGTAAATGCCAATCAATGGAACGGCCAACAAACTCTGTATGATACAAATAGTGGTCAATTATATGTGAGAACGTGGAATTCAACTAGATTTACAGATTGGCAAAGAATAGCTAATGCCGGAGATTTAACTAATCAAAGTATTATGTCAATTACTGACTATGATGTAGCTTTCGAAGGCTGGCATAACACACAAGTTGGAAAATTTGATCCATCAGGACACTTTGCTAATTTATTAGTTGATGCTGGAGCTTTGAAGCCGATAGCAGAGGCAATCAATAACCTGAATACCAATTTAACAACTATGCGAACTGAGTTAATGAACTTGAAGAAGAGAACTGATTACAATACTCCTCAAGGAGAGTTCAATAATACCACTGTAAATCTTAATAACTTAAGAAGCACAGGAATGTATCGTCTTTCAAATTGTCATGTTCAAAGTGGACCATATCCAACCGATAATGCGCACTGGGTTTACGTTAAAGTGACAGTATTTGATGCTAATACTGTGTATCAAACACTTTACGAAGGCGACAATATGTATGGACGAAAGTCTTCTAGCCCGACAAATTGGGGTCAATGGCATCAATATTTGAATAAAAATGTTTAATCCTTAGTTTAACTAAGGATTTTTTTATGGAGGAAAATTATGGAAGCAGAAAACTTTTTAGATTTATTAAAACAAGTCGTTGCTGATGGAAAAATCAGCTTTTATTACTTCTCTGATCCAACTAGTCCAATTACAGCTCTTCATCACTTGGAAATTCCTTATCCAGGAGAGCTTAGTCCTGTAGACTTGCCTTACCGCTGGCATGCAGAAAAGCCTAGTGAGGATTTAATTGATGCAGTTTGGGACGATGACTCTCATAGTTGGATTGAAAACAGTGATAAATCTCAGCCAGCTTTAATTGCTAAGTTGCAAGCAAGTAATGCAGCTATGCAAAAGAAAATGGAAAACTACGAAGCAGCTAAGATTAAAGATGCTCAAAATAATGATAAAATCGTTCAAGCTTTAAGTGGCGTACAAAAGGGACAAGCACAAACTACAGCAGTTCTTGCTCAACTTGTGCCAATGGTGCAGCAACTTTCCAAGTCAGTAAACACGACAGACACATCAGACAAACCAAATGCAGCTGATGAAACTAAGAAAAAAGAAGGTGCTGAATAATGTTTGTTTTTGATTTCAGTTCTATCTATTCAAACCTTGAAAGTTTATGTAAATCATCTCTAGACAATGGGTATTTCACAGACAACACAATTGCGGGATTTGTTCAGCAAGGAACATTTGATGCAGATGGATATAAGAGAATTACGGGTGATGATTATGTTGCAGGAGATCAAAATACTGTGGCAAACGGCTAAACTTAATTTACTTCATTTGATTTTGGGAAGTTTGCTTACAGCTTTTGGAATTGTTCTTTTAGTGAACGATTCCTTTTTTTATTGGCCACCAGAATGGCAATGGCTCTTCAATAATGACTTAGTCGATGCCTTTGCAATCATAGTTGGTATTGGCTTAATTGCATTTGTTTTTGCTGGTGGAAGAAGTCAACTTGCTAATGCCGTGTTACTAGCTTGTTCAGCATTCTTTTTGATGATGTTAACAGTATTGCAACTGGGGCATGTTTTGGTCATGCACGACTATAGCAGATTGCTTTCAATTATTGCACTAATCGGGTGGCTACTAGTAATCCAATATTTAGCAGTATTTTCTAAGACAGTGAAACGACGAAAGTAGGTGATAAGAAGTGCAAGACTGGGCTAATTTAATCCGTGAAATAGCACTTCTTTTTTCTGGTTTTGTTGCAGGACTTACTGCTTGGAACGCTTTACGCAAAACAAGTCATGAAGTTTCAAAAGATGATAAAGAAGAACTGAGGGCTGACCGTGACTTATATAGAAATCGGTGGCTTGAAAGTGAGAAAGCATTTGATGAAATTGATGCAGAAAATGACAAGTTGCGCAAGAAGGTTAAACGGTTAGAAAACACGATAGATGATTTTAAAGAAAAAGAGGACAAAAGATGAATGCAGGTTTAATTGCTGATTCAGTTATCGTTGTTTTATCAGTAGCGGTAACAATAATTTTTTATGTTTATTCAAAAAATAAGATTGCTATTGATAAGAAAGCTATGCAAGGCGATGCACTAGCTAAAGCTGAAAAAATGATTGCTAATTCAGCAAAGGCAATCGTATATCAAACTGAAAAAGAGGGCGGTTCAGGTAAGGACAAGCTGTTAGCAGCTTTTAATTACTTAATCGCTATTTTAGATTTGGCACACTTACCGCATCCCTCAACAGCTTATATCAAAGGCGAGATTGAGAAGTCGGTTACTACGACGAAGCAAACGAAAAACTTTGTTGATAGTATGCAAACACTGACTAAGGAAGACGATGCAGCCAAACAATTGGAAAGTAAGACCATTGTTGGTGAATTGAAAGAAGTAAAGAAGTAGGAGGACAAAAAAATGCTTAAAATGGTTGATGTATATAGTGGTAGCCCACGGAACTTTGCAACTCAAGCTGGTACTGATATCACTATGGTTAAGGCAACACAAGGAACTTACTACGTAAATCCTGAATGCGATAAAGATTATCAAGCAGCTAAAAAAGTTGGTAAATTGCTTGGGGTTTATCACTATGCGGGTGGTGGAGATCCAGTTGCAGAAGCAGATTATTTCTATAAGCAAACTAAGAATTATGTTGGAGAAGCTGTGCCTGCCCTTGATTGGGAAGAATATCAAAATCCTATGTTTGGTAAAGATCTTAATTGGTGCAGGAAATTCGTGGATAGATATCACGAATTAACTGGTGTATGGTGTTTAATTTATATCCAACAATCAGCAATTAATCAAGTTGCCAATTGCGCTAAGGATTGTGGTTTATGGGTTGCTTGGTATGCAACGATGGATTGGAACTCTTGGACTTTGCCAAACGTTAAATTTAGCATTGCGCCTTGGTCAACCTATACTATCTGGCAATTCACAGGTGGAGATATGGATAGAAACGTGGTTAACACTGACAAGGCTGGCTGGCAAAAGTTAGCTAAACCTAATGCTGATGATAGACCCGTATCACAACCTACAACTGCAGAAACTAAGCCACGCCCAGAAGTTAAGAAATGGACTGATGATCTTGGTGATGTTTGGTACTCTGAAAAGGGCACGTTCGTAACTGGCGGAGCAATCAATCTTAGATATGGCGCTAGAACTAGTTCTAAAATTATTGCTCAATTACCGGCTAATACAGAAGTTAAGTATGACGGCTATAGCCGTCATGGTGGTTATGTTTGGATTAGACAACCACGTTCAAATGGCTATGGTTACTTGGTATGTCGTGCAGGCAATGAAGCATGGGGTACTTTTAAATAAGCAAGTTAATATAAGTTAAAAGCCACTCTGGAGATTTTTCTCTGGAGTGGCTTTTTGCATGCAATAAATTTTCTATTATTTTAACTATGTTTTCTTGTTACAATTTTACTTACAACATGTTATACTTAACTTGCAACAAGTTAGAAATTCTAAAATTCAATGAACTCAAAAAGCATTACCTAGTCGTCACAAAAGGTAATGCTTTTTTTTATCGCTTGACGCAACCTATCAAACGTTGAGGGTGGAAGTGCGACTATTAGTGTTTTTTGTTGTGATGCCAATCATCCAGCCAGTGATCGAACAGTGATTTCACTATTTCCACAAGAATTGGAGCTACAACTAAAGTTAGAAATTCCTTCAACGAACTCACCTCCTTTCAAGGGGAGGCAATAGTCGCTGAAATAATTATAACAAAATTAGATGTATAGTATAGTAGAAAATGAAACTACAAAGTAATTATCAACTGACCCCCCGCTGTGACCCCCAAACTTAAAATAGAATAAATTCAAATAAAAGAAAAAGTGCCGTATCTCGGGCACTTAAAAACATAGAAAATTACGTAAAATCAAACGATTTGGTCTCCTAAACCGTAGAGGTGAGTTCGAATCTCACCGGGGTCATA